CGCGCAAACGCCTACGCATACATTAGCAAAAAGAGGAACGCAATAGGGGAATTTGGCAGAGAGGTCCGGGAAAAATATAGTCCTGCTCTCAAGGCAGCCCTCTTAACATTGAGCACTGTTGGTGTGGGTTATATGGCTTATACGCTATACAACACTTTTGGCGTCTCAAAAGAAGAGGAAGAAGAGTATTCCAAGGATATGGGCCACCTCTTGGAAACGCAACAGAGTCTGATGGCACAGAAAGTTATGCCTGATTCTGACAAGCATGAGCCCCCTCCTCACATTAATTTCATGGATAATTCCAATGAAATGCTAGAGAGAAGGAATGCTCTGCGAAACACTTGGTGCAACGAAGTTGTCAAGACTTCGTTTGGAACCAAGGATACTGCGACATACACACCTGAGCAATTTTTGGGTGTTGTTAAGAAGAACATATCTACTGTTCATGTGTTGCAGGGATCCGATTGGAAACCCAAGTGTAATGCCTTTTATCGTTGTGGAGACCTTGCTGAAATTTCAGCGCATGATGCCCCTACTGGTACTGAGATTTGGTTGATCACAGACAATGAGAAACCGCATTCTCACAAGAAAATCACTGTGGATCCTACTAGTGTTTTCAAAGAGAGACCAGATAGTGAGACCGTGCTTATTTATCTTCCCAAAGGTTCCAAGCAGAATATGAACAAATTCTGTACGGAAAAGCCGGCCGCTTTGGACAATGTTGTTTTCATACATAGAAATTTGGAAACAAAGAAGGCTACTATTCGCCCCACACGTTTAGCTCAGTATTTACCTGACAAGGAACATACTCTAACGTATCAGTGGGGCAACTCTGAGGAGGATAAGAATTTCCTCAGAGCTGCAGATCCCAGTCTATCAGAAGAATCTCTGGAGATTGGAACAACATTTGCGGGAGCTTGTGGTGGTGTTTATGTCACGAACTCCAAATTTCCTGTAGTGGTAGGCATACATTATGCTTGTGCCGCTCAGGATATGAGCTGGGGCAGATCTCAGATCTGCAGTTCAGCTTTTGTGGAAGCGACTTTAGTACACATTCAACGGAATTGTCTTTCCATGTGTCTTACGGCCAATCCCCCCGCAAATTGGATTCCCACCATCAACGGGAAACAAGCTTTCGAGCCCCAGCCAGATCATTCCGGTTCCCTTACTGAACAGGTGTCATGGTGTCAGGAAAATATACCTGATATGAAGCGATATCTCTTGGTGGGAGAACCAGCTCGAGCAGAGCTCAAGGAAGCTCAGGCACCTGAGACCAAACAATCAGCGGTTTCAGTTGCTCCTGGTGGTGCAGATCAGCACCAAGGGGCATATTATCTCGGTGCTCGTCAAATGGCTGCATTCTACAAATCGAAAGCAGTTGACACATTGATTGCGAAATCAGTGGCCGAGAAATTTCCTGATCAACCCACATTCGCAGGTCCTAGATTTGGACGGTCGATGTGGCCAAAAAGTGCGGGGTATAGCTACGAGAGTTCACCCGGTCTTCCTCAAGCTCATTTGGAATGGGCTACGAGAGATTATCTAACGGATTTGCTCTTACAGTTCAAGAAAGCCGAGGCACTTCATAAACATGCTCGCCCTCTCACTTGGTGCGAAGCATTGAATGGTGTGCCAGGGGTCAAGTATTTGGACCCCATGAACTGGAGTACCTCCATGGGTCTTGGTTTTACTGGGAAGAAGCGCGCTTGGCTCTATGAATTTCTCGATGAAGAAGGCAATCCCAAAAAGGATTTTCTTGAAGAGGTATGGGAGAGAGTTAAGTGGTGCTTAGAGCAACTCGAAGCTGGCAGGAGAGTCCCTTGGATCTTTTCTGCCACCCCCAAAGACGAACCCACTCCCACAAATAAGGACAAGGTTCGCCTGTTCATGGTGGGTGAGGTTGCATGTGTGATTTTAGTCCGCATGTACTTCACCCCCTTGTGCAGAATTTTGCAGATGCTCACTGCAACATCAGAATGTGCGGTGGGAATGAACGCCACTTCCTATGATTGGGAAGCGGTCATGCAATACCTGGAACAATTTTCGCTCCATTTCGATGGAGATCACAAGAAATATGATTTGGTTAAAGCCCAACAGATCTCGCGAGCCTCATATAGGATTTTGATTGAGATCGCTTCCTGGTGTAATTACACCAGTAAAGATTTATATGTGATGCAAATGATGGTTGCCGATTTGGTCCAGCCCTTGGTCAATTTTAATGGTCATGTGGTTGTTTTAGAAGGTTCTACACCCTCTGGAATTCCCCTGACCGTTATCATTAATGGTATTGACAATAGTCTTATGAACCGATGTGGTTT